TTGAAGAGGAAACCAAACTGTCAGGCTTCTCCGCCGCTCCGGTGAAGAACGAAGGCAGTGCGATGGCCTATGACAACGCGCAAGAAGCTTGGACCGCTCGTTACGTCCATGAGACTATCGCTCTGGGATTCTCGCTGACCGAAGAGGCTATCGAAGACAACCTGTACGACAGTCTGGCTAATCGCTACACCAAGGCACTGGCTCGCGCCATGTCTTACACCAAGCAGACTAAAGCTGCTGCAGTTCTTAACAACGGCTTTAATTCTGCCTATACCGGCGGTGATGGCGTATCGTTGTTCTCAACAGCACATCCTTTGATCTCTGGTGGTACTAACAGCAACACGCCAGCAGTTGCGGCTGATCTTTCTGAAACATCGTTGGAAGCAGCGGTTATTCAGATTGCAGCTTGGACTGATGAACGTGGTCTGTTGATCGCAGCTAAGCCGAAGAAGTTGATTATTCCGTCTGCATTGCAGTTCGTTGCAACTCGTATTCTGGAAACGGAACTGCGTGTTGACACGGCAGACAACACGATCAACGCCTTGAAGAATAATGGTTCGATCCCCGAGGGTTACGCCATTAACCACTTCTTGACGGATACCGATGCTTGGTTCCTTACGACTGACGTACCCAACGGTATGAAACATTTTGTCCGCGCACCTTTGACACAGGGAATGGATGGCGATTTCGATACCGGAAACGTTCGTTATAAAAGCCGTGAGAGGTATTCATTCGGGTGGAGCGATCCGCTTGGGATGTTTGGTTCGCCTGGAGCCTAATAAAAACAAGCACTTATGCTTGTTTTGGAGAGCCACCTTCGGGTGGCTTTTCTTTTTTCTATCTATGTGGTATTCTTCTCTGTATCGTAATTAAGGAGATAAAATGGACACCACAAATTTACCCAAAACCCGCAAAGAAGCCCAAGAAAAGGGCGCTAAGTATTACTTCACAGGCGAGCCGTGCAAGCACGGGCACATAGCCCCCCGCAAAACAAAAGGTGCATGTGTTGACTGCCTGAAAGTTGAATGGGAGAAGGCTAATACGACTAGGGCCGAGTACTTCAAAGTGTATAACCAGTCTGACGCAGGGCAGCAGGCTAAACGTAAGTATTACGAAACTAACAAAGAAGCGGTGATTGCTAGGGCGCAAGCACGAACAGATGAAGATAAGCGGCGGTATAAGAAGGCCCACAAGGTTAATAACCCTGACATGTACAAAGAGATGACTAGCCTTAGAAGGCGTAGGTTTAGAGACGCTACTCCTAAGTGGTTAACGCCTACACATAAAATGGAAATTAGGCTTAAGTACCGTCTAGCAATTGAACTTAGTAGAACTACAGGTGAACGGTACGCAGTCGATCATATTATTCCGTTGCATGGCGAAACTGTTTGCGGACTACATGTGCCTTGGAATCTACAAGTTATAACGCAAAAGGATAATTTAGCTAAATACAATTACCTTATTGACACACTTCCTACAACCTGTTAAAACATAACTATTCCGGGGTTAGCCCGGTGTATTAGACAGTCCCGGCTGACGACATGCAGACTAATACACCGATATCGCATGTGAGGATCTAATGGCAAATACAACCTTTAGCGGCCCAGTCACTTCAGACAACGGGTTTGTAGGTAATATCACGGGCAACATTACAGGTAATGTAACGGGCAACGTAACGGGCAACGTAACGGGCAACATTACTGGTATTGTTACCGCATCAATTCAAAATCTAAGCGGTGCTGGGGCGGTTAACCTCACCACTATGCTTACCTCCCTTACCACTACCGGTGCTTCTCAAGCTTTAACTTTAGCTAACGGGACTGTTGGGCAGCTTAAAATTATTACCCATACGGTAGATGGTGGCTCTGCTATTCTTACTCCTACAACGGCCCTTGGTTTTACAACCATGACATTTACTAATGTTGGCGACACCATTACACTGGTATATACATCAGCAGGGTGGGCTATCGTCGGTAACAGAGGCGGTACTGTAGCCTAATTAGGAGTACAGCATGGCTATGCAATATGATGTTTCTGCGGCGCATACAGACGCTACAGGCACGCTAATTAACTCACGGACTCGCGTGAAAGGGTATCACTGCATATCAGGTGGTACTGCTGGCGATGTAATTTTTCGTGATGGCGGATCAGGCGGCACCACACTTTTACAGTTTAATATTGGGACAGGCACACAGCCAATCACAATGTTAATTCCTGGCGAAGGAATTTTGTTTGGTACTAACGTTCACGTAACGCTTCCTGCAACAGCAAAAATCACGGTGTTTTATGGCTAAGTCTCCGGCGTGGCAACGTAAAGAAGGCAAAAACCCAAAAGGTGGCCTTAACGCCAAAGGCCGTGCTTCTTATAACGCAGCCAATCCAGGCAAACCTGGGTTAAAAGCGCCGCAGCCTGAAGGTGGGCCTCGCAAGAAGTCATTTTGTGCAAGGATGGAAGGCATGAAAAAGAAGCTGACTTCTGCTAAAACGGCTAACGATCCAAACAGCCGGATAAATAAATCCTTGAGAGCATGGAAGTGTTAAATGGACCCGATGCTGATTTGGAATCTAATCACTTCAATTTTAGTGGGGCTGGTCATGTTTATGCTCAAGAACTCACACGACGAGCAACAGCGTATCCAGATCCTGTTAAACAAAACCCGCGAGGAAATCGCTCGTGACCACATTACTCGTGCAGAGGTTAGGCAAGATCTTGAGCATATTATGGAACGTTTTGACGCAGGTTTTGAGCGGCTTGAAGCAAAAATTGATGCGCTTGCTAAAAAGGGGTAAAGATGCCAGCAGTCAGTGAGAAGCAAAGAAGGTTTATGGAAGCTGTAGCACATAACCCAAAGTTTGCAAAAAAAGTTGATGTCCCCCAGTCCGTTGGTCGTGAATTTACGAAAGCTAGAGGTGGTGAAGTGAAAGAGTCCAAAGCAATGATGAAGAAAGAAGTTGGCTTTATGAAAGCCAAAGGTGCCCCTAAATCCATGATTAAACATGAGGAAGCTGAGATGAAAGGTTACAAATCAGGCGGTATGGCCGCATCTAAAATGGGCGCTGTGAAGACTGCTGCCCCAAGTCGTGATGGTGTTGCTATGAAGGGTAAAACCAAAGGCACCATGATTACGATGGCCGGTAACAAAGGTATGAAGAGCGGCGGCAAGGTCAAGAAGATGGCTTACGGCGGTAAGGCTTGCTAGTATGATGGCATCTCGCGGGATGGGGGCCATACGTGCCTCCAAAATGCCTAAATCTGTAACCAAACCTCGTCGGGACGATACTGACTTTACGATGTTTGCTAAAGGCGGTATGTCGCGGGTAAACGAAGCTGGCAACTACACCAAACCTGGAATGCGTAAATCGTTATTCAACAGCATAAAAGCTGGAGGTAAGGGTGGTGCGCCGGGGCAGTGGTCAGCTCGTAAAAGTCAATTATTAGCTATGAAATATAAGGCTCGTGGTGGTGGATACCGAGACTAAGCTATGTACAATGTGTGGGGAAATTAAACCCATTTCGGCGTACAGAAGCCGTGGCGGGGCCATGACGCATTTGTTGAAGAGTCGTTGTAATACGTGTTTATATAAAGAACATAAGCGTTGGGCGGAAGAAAACCCTGAGCGTATACAAGCATACAGAGAAAAAGATAGTTGGACATTAGCTAAACGATGCACTAGAAGAGGCATAACACCAGAGCAATTGATTGATAGGTACGAACGGCAAGAAGAGTGTTGTGCCATTTGCAAAAAAGAAATAGAGCTTATTGACAGTGCTATTGACCACAACCACGTAACCGGCGAATTTCGTGGAGTTTTATGTAAACAGTGTAATAGGGCGTTGGGTATGTTTAACGATAGCCCTACTGTGTTACGTAACGCAGTAGAATACTTAGAAGCTTTTGGGAGCTACGGTGATGGCTCTTAAAAAATCGCAGCAGTCCTTAAAAAATTGGACTGACCAGAAATGGACAACTAAGAGTGGCAAGAAGTCATCTGATACTGGGGAACGGTATCTCCCATCGGCGGCAATCAATGCTCTTACACCTGCAGAATACGCTGCGACAACAAGAGCTAAAAGAGCAGGTAAAAAAGCTGGTAAACAATTCGTCAAGCAACCAAAAGGCATTGCTGCTAAAACCGCGAGGTTCCGATAATGGCTAAATCATTTCCTGATCTTAACGACGACGGTAAAGTAACCAAGGCTGATGTATTAAAAGGTCGTGGCGTAGAAGGGTTTAAGAATGGTAAGTTTATTCAAGCTGCTATCAAAAAACCCGGAGCATTGCGCGAACAGCTTGGAATTAAAGGCAAAAAGCCTATCCCCGCAAAAATGCTGGATAGAGCTACGAAGGCTCCGGGTAAGTTAGGTCAACGAGCTAGGCTTGCTAAAACTCTTCGAGGAATGAAGTGACAACTTCAGGTACTGTTGCGTTTAATCCAGATCTCAATGAGCTGATTGAAGAAGCTTACGAGAGGTGTGGTATTGAGGTGCGTACTGGTTACGAACACCGTACAGCCCGTCGCTCTCTAAATCTGATGCTCACTGAGTGGGCTAATCGCGGGATTAACCTGTGGACTATTGAGCAAGGGCAAATTGCTTTAACTACAGGTACTATTACCTACGCACTTCCAGTTGATACGGTAGATCTTATTGAACAAGTTATACGTACACAAACCGGTATCCCACAGATTGATATTAATATCAGTCGTATTTCTGTAGACACCTACGCCACAATTCCAAACAAAAATGCTCAAGGTAGACCCATTCAGGTTTGGATTAACAGGCAGACCGGTCAAACCTATCCAGCCGGTGGACGGCCTAATGGTGCCAATCCGAGCACGGGCGTGCTGCCTCCATCAATCAACATCTGGCCATGCCCAGACCAAGACAACTACTACACCTTTGTGTACTGGCGACTACGCCGCATGCAGGATGCAGGGATTGGGACAAGCGTGCAGGATATTCCGTTCCGACTTATCAACTGTCTCGTTTCAGGATTGGCTTACTACTTATCGATGAAAAGCCCTGAAGCTGCTCAGCGGATGCCGCAGTTAAAGCAAATGTACGATGAGCAGTTGCAGCTTGCACTTGATGAAGATCGTGAAAAAGCGCCGTTGCGCTTAGCCCCAAGACAGTTGTTCTTCTAGCCATGCCTAATCGGTTTGCATCAGGTAAGTGGGCAATATCGCAATGCGATAGATGTGGCTTTCGATACAAGCTGAAAGAACTACGTGGGCTTGTCATTAAGACTAAAAACGTCAATATCCTTGTTTGCAATAATTGTTGGGAACCCGATCAACCGCAGTTGCAGTTAGGTATGTATCCTGTAGATGACCCACAGGCGTTGCGTAACCCACGCCCTGATACTACTTACCGTGTGGCAGGTTTAAACGGGTTGCAGATTAATACGTCTTCGACGCAATTAGGTAGCGGAGATCCCTCTGGAGGTAGTAGAATTATACAGTGGGGATGGGCACCTGTAGGTGGGGCGAGAGCTTACGATACGGGCATAACGCCTAACAATCTTGTGCTTGGTATCACGCTAGGCACTGTTACTGTAAATGTCACATAGGAGTTTGTGATGGATAAGAAAGACCTAGCGCAAGACAAAAAGACTGCTGCAACGGCGGTTCATAAGCATGAGAAGCACATGCACCCTGGCAAGACACTTACCAAGATGCGTAAGGGCGGCAAGACTAACCTAGAAATGAAGAAGTTAGGGCGTAATCTTGCTAAAGTTGCTAACCAGAAAGCACCATCGTTTAAGTACAAGATGGGAGCAAAATAATGGCTAAGTTCAGTCAAAAAATGATGGGTAAAGAAGTAGGCCAAGCGCCTGTATACGCTGAACCCCACACAATGGACGGTAAAGCTGGTACAGATATTAGTAAGTCTGGGTATATGGGTGGTAACCGTCTAAAAGCTTCTGACGTTAATATGTCGGTTGGGAACATCCAGCGGTTTAACTATCCTGAGCCAAAAACTACCGGTACTAAAATGCGCGGTACAGGGGCGGCTACCAAAGGTCTAATGTCTAGGGGTCCGATGGCGTGAATTACGCTACCCTTTTTAAGACGATCCAAGGCTATTTGGAAAATGACTTTCCGTCATTTGTTGGGGCAGATTCGTCTGGATCGGGTACAGCTACATTAACTGCCAAACAGCAGATTGATACGTTTATTACGCAAGCAGAACAGCGCATTTATAACTCGGTTCAGTTTCCTCAATTTAGGAAGAACGACACAGGCCAAATGACAGCGGGCAATAAATATCTCTCAACCCCACCTGATTTCTTGGCGGTATATGAACTTGCGGTGGTCAATCCCACAACAAGTGAGTATGAGTACTTGTTGAATAAAGATGTTAGCTACATCCGTGCCGCGTACGCGAACCCTGCGACGACAGGCATACCTAAGTACTACGCTTTGTTTGATGAAAATACATTCATTCTTGGTCCTACTCCCACCTCTAACTACGCAGTAGAACTTCATTATTTTTACTACCCAGAGTCGATTACTACTGCAAGTACAACTTGGCTTGGCGATAATTTTGATTCTGTGCTTCTTTATGGGTCTTTGGTTGAAGGCTACACTTATATGAAAGGTGAAGCTGACGTAATTGCTGGGTATATGAAGCGATACGAAGAAGCCATGATTCTTGCTAAGCGTCTTGGTGATGGTATGGAACGCCGCGATGCCTACAGGTCTGGTCAGGTCAGGATGTCGGTGAATTAATGGCTTTTACTGGCAACTACACATGTAACTCCTTCAAGCAACAACTGTTTGAAGGAGATTTTGATTTTTCTGCGACTACAGCACAAACTTTTAAAATAGCTCTGTATTCCAACAATGCCACACTCGATCAGACTACGACGGCTTATACGAGTACAGGTGAGGTTGTTGCTACGGGTTATACGGGCGGCGGCGAGTTTATCACCCCTTCTCTTGCTTTTGATAGTACCAACGGCGTTACTTATCTTGACTTTACTAACGCTTCTTGGTCTGGTGCTTTCACTGCTCGCGGAGCTTTAATTTATAAAGTTGGTAGTGGTAATCCAGCTATTTGCGTACTTGATTTCGGGTCAGATAAGACTTCTACAACTACATTTGTAGTTGAATTCCCTCCCAACACTAGCACTGGCGCATTAATAAGGCTTGCTTGATGTTTACTTCTTTTCATTCTGACCCTCCGACAGTTGTAATAGCGCCCATTCCTTTTAAAGATGATGAAACTTGGGTGGCTGCTGAAGAAGTGGAGATGGAGGGGTCTTTAAATATAGACTTAGAAACATTAAGAGCTAACGTAACGCATAATATTCGACTAGGTTTTCAGCAAATAGCGCCACATCCTACAAATGATGTAGAGGCTATGATTGTTGGGGGTGGACCCTCACTTGCCGAACATATTGGCACCATCAAACAACTTCGGCAGCAAGGTGTCAAACTAATTACGCTTAATAATGCGTACCAATACTGTATTGACCACGGCCTTATGCCTTCTGCTTTTTTTATGGTGGATGGTCGTGAGTTCAACAAACGCTTTTTAACTACGTTTATACCAACTTGTAAGTATTTCCTTTCTTCTCAGTGCCATCCGTCTGTGTTTGAAAATGTGCCTAAAGAACAGACTTACATTTGGCATACAAGCGCAGAAGAAATACAAGAAATTTTGGCTACTGAATATAAGAATTGGTATGCGGTGCCGGGAGGGTCTACAGCATTACTTCGCGCCATTCCTATGTTTAGAATGCTAGGATTTAAACGATTCCACATATTTGGGTGTGATTCATGTTTGGAAGACGGTAAGCATCACGCTTACACGCAAGCAGAAAACGATGGGCTTCCAGTAGTTCCTGTAAAAGTTGGCGATAAAATATTTTATTGCCATCCTTGGATGATTTCTCAAGCTCAAGAATTTATTGACTTGGTTAAATACATGGGTAATGTTATGGAGCTTCAGGTTTATGGTGGTCTTCTCCATCAAATTTTAGTAACTGGGGCGTCAAACGCCGATATTAAGGAGTATTGAAATGGCCGCTTCCGCATGGCAACTCTACAATGATGCTAAGCGTTATCTTGGCAACGGGACAATTCAGCTTGGTGTTAACAACTTTAAAATGGCGCTTTTTAGAAGTGCTAGTAATACTTCGACGTTTACGTTAAGTACTTTTGCTTCATTAACTAATGAGATATCCGCTACTGGCGGGTATGTCTCTGGCGGTAAAGCACTTGTACCGGCAACGGGACAGTGGACTACTGGAGCTTCGGCTAAACAAATGAAGTTCACTTACTCTACAGTGGGTTTGACTTTTACAGCTTCTGGCGCTCCTCTGACAAACGTTAAGTTTGCAGTAATTTATAATTCCGCAGGTAAACTTCTTTGTTTTTGTCGGCTTTCTTCAGCGCAATTTACGGTATCTTCACCTAATACGTTGACAGTGCTTCCTGCTGCAACGGGCGTTTTTACCCTCACCTAAACTAGGGGGTCGCTGTGGCGGCTGGTTGGGGCATACCTCCTTTTGGAGAAGGTGATTTTGGCGGGTTAAACACTGTTATTCCTAGCAGTGGGTTAATTACGCTAACCGGTACTGTTCCAGCTTTAGTTGTAGATACGCGGATTACTCCCCAAGCGGGGGCGGTAGCAGTTCAAGGGTTTGCACCCGGTGTTTTCCAAAACAATCCTGTAGAAGTCCCCGCAGGAGCTGTTTCTGTTCAAGGGTTTGTCGCACAACTCATAACAGATATACGGGTTACTCCAGCGGCAAACAATTTAGTTTTTGCCGGTAATGCTCCTGGAATAGAACGTAGTCAAATTTTAACGCCCCCTGCAGGATCACTATCTTTAGCTGGTGCAGCACCAACGGTTCTTGATGGACGGGTAGCGATTCCTGGTACAGCCGATCTTATTGCTTCTGGCGCTACTCCAAGTCTAGCCGCTACAATTGAACCTAGTACAGGCGCAGTTGCTATTCAGGGTTATGCGCCAACTTCTAGTGTTAGCAGTGTTATAACCCCCATAGGGGGAGCAGTTACAGTAGGTTCTGCGTCTCCCTCAGTTGTTCGTGGGACCATTATAACTCCTTCAGTTGTTGCGGTAGTTATACAAGGTAATGTTCCTGGAATAGCTAAGTCATTTGTTTTACAACCTTCTTCTGGGGCATTGAGTTTAGTTGGCGGTACACCTATAATTAACAATCCTAATTGGACCCCTATAGATGATTCTCAAACTCCAAATTGGACCCCTATAGATGATTCTCAAACTCCAAATTGGGGTACTGTTAATACCGCGCAGACCCCTAATTGGCTACCAGTGGCGGCATAAGGAATAAATTATGGCAAGTACATACTCAGACCTTAAAATTGAGCTTATTGGTACGGGCGATCAATCAGGCACTTGGGGGGTAACAACTAACAGTAATTTAGGCAATGACGGTCTTGGTGCAGCCATTGCAGGCAGTGCAGATGTCACTTTTGCTAGCGCTGATGTAACCGTTACTCTTACAGACTCAATCGCCGCTCAAACCGCTAGAAATCTACGCCTCAATTTAACAGGCACAACGGGTGGGGCAAGGAACCTGATCCTTGGTAGCGGATGTCAAATTGAAAAGCCTTACCTTATTAATAATGGCACGGCTGATACCATAACCGTTAAAAACACTACAGGTACTGGTATCGCAGTTCCTGCCGGTAAATCCATGTGGGTGTACAACAACGGCACGAACGTCGTTGACGCAGTTACGCATTTAACGTCTTTGACTCTTGGTTCGGCGCTTCCAATCGCATCTGGCGGCACGGGGTCTACTTCAACGACTTTTGTTAACTTAGCGACAAACGTAACGGGTGATTTGCCTTTCTCAAACCTTGCTCAAGGTTCAGCTCTCTCAGTTTTGGGGGTCACAGGTAACGCTACAGCGGATGTAGCTAGTATCGCAGCAGGAACAGATAATCAAGTCTTAAGAAGGAGTGGTACATCAGTAGCCTTTGGTGCAGTTAATCTTGCTTCTACTGACGCGGTCACGGGTACGCTTGCGACGACCAACGGCGGCACAGGTCTTACGAGTTTTACCGCTAACGGTGTGGTTTACGCATCATCTTCAAGTGCTTTGGCGACGGGCAGTGCGGTTACTTACAACGGCACGACATTTGCAACGTCCGCTGACGCTTCCATTTCTGGCTTAACAGTCGGTAAAGGTGCGGGTAGCGTGTCCACCAACACTGCGGTGGGTGCGAGTGCTTTGGCGGCGAATACGACTGGCACTGGTGTCGTGGCCGTTGGTCGTCTCGCCGCCACTTCAAACACAACGGGTCTTTACACGACAGCAGTTGGTGAGGCTGCCCTCCGAGACAATAATACGGGTAATTTCAATACCGCCGTGGGCAACTCCGCACTGGTGTTTAACACGACTGGCGCATCCAACACTGCTTTTGGGCAAGAGGCACTTCGCTCCAACACCACCGCCTCTAACAACACTGCGGTTGGGTATCAGGCGGGGTACTCTCAAACCACTGGGAATGGTCAGAACACCTACCTTGGGTATCGAGCAGGCTACGCCACAACGGGCGAACGTATTGTTGCTATTGGTTCTAATGCGGGCTTTGGCGCCGCACTTGGAAATGCTTCTACTGTTGTTGGCGAAAGCGCGGGGTATAACTCCACTGGAGCAAATAACACCTTCTTTGGCAACCTTGCAGGATACGGAACTGCATCTACCGGCAACGGTAATACTGCAATTGGGGCGTTGTCAGGTTATGCCCTGACTTCCGGGCAGGCAAATACCTTTGTCGGAAGCGCAGAAAGCGGGTCAACCGAGTCCTCCGGCAGACGAACCACAAGCGGCAGTTACAACGTAGCGGTTGGTTCGGCGGCTCTTTCCAACAACACCACCGCCTCTAACAACACTGCTGTTGGCTATCAGGCGGGGTACAGCAACTCCACCGGACAGTTCAATGCATTTTTGGGGCAAGGCGCAGGGCAAGGTGTCACCACTGGTTCGGCCAACATTGCGATTGGCAGCTCCGCTGCCACTGCGCTTACAACTGGTTCCGGCGTAACGGCAGTTGGATACGCCTCCATCTCGGCCAACACTTCCACGGCCTCCAACAACACTGCGCTCGGTTGCTACGCCCTTCGTGCAAATTCAACAGGCACGATGAATACCGCGTTGGGCGGCGGCGAGTACGGCGTTGATTACGGTGCTTTGGGTTACAACACCACGGGTTCGTACAATACGGCTGTTGGTCATTACGCACTGAGGGCCAACACCACCGCCTCCAACAACACCGCTGTTGGTTATCAGGCGGGGTATAGCAATCAGACGGGTGCGGGAAACACCTTTATTGGCATTCAGGCGGGGTATGCCACTACTGGAGCAAGGAATACATTTGTTGGTGATTCTGCGGGAACCAGTGTCTCGACTGGAGCACGCAATACATTCATTGGTGGATCAAACGGGGTCAGCGGTTCTTCTGGAAGCCTTGTCACTACAGGCTCTGCCAACACCATCCTCGGCAACTTCAGCGGCAACCAAGACGGTCTCGACATCCGCACTGCCAGCAACTACGCAGTTATTTCGGATGGTGATGGTAACCGGCTCCTAAGCACTGCAAACGGATATTCACTCGCTTTAGATGGCGGGGCAGTACCACAATCAGGCACCGGCATCACCTTCCCCGCCACCCAATCCGCATCGTCCAACGCCAACACGCTGGATGACTATGAGGAGGGGACTTGGACGCCGGGTGTTGGGGGAACCGCAACATATACCTCCCAGCAAGGCCGGTATACAAAGATTGGCCGCATCGTGATTGTCGAGTTTGACATGACAATTACCCTTATCGGAACCGGTAGCACAACTGCTATTACCAATCTTCCTTTTACATGCTTAAACGCCCCCGGAAGTTCATGCACAGTTGGATATTTCGCCAATCTTGCATCCAATGTTTACTCTTTGTCATGTCGAATTGACGGTTCAACGACCAATCTTGTTTTTCAAGCAATTACTGGTACGGTGGCAACGGTCCCGTCAAATGCTGTTTTTACGGACAACACAAGGGTAAACGGCACTGCTGTATATACCGTTGCGTAATTTTCTAAAAGGAAATCATCATGTCAACATTCACCGAAGTCACTTACATCTCTCAGTTCGACATCCAGCCCAACGGGTGCATCGGAGTTCGCAAGACCACCGAAGTGCGGAAAGATGGAAAATCTATTTCCCAAACTTATTGGCGTTGCGTGTTACCACCGTCTGACACCGTAGATATTGAGGTTCTTAACGAACCTTATTACGCCAACCTTGCTC